GCGAAACTAGCACCGCCTGCATGTTTGCTTTATGAACACTCATGTTATCTTCCTTTCAAAAAGTTTTTGATTTTAATTTGCATTTAAAAGAGCTGTAATAGCGGTAGCTCCACTAAATCTGAGTGCTTTATCACCGGCATCAGTGGCTGGAGCATAACCCGTATAGTTTCTACCTCTTCGCGTCGGTAGAAAATCTATTGTTTTGGTTCCGCCATAGTATAAAAGAAAATCTTTAATACTTGCGTTTCCTTCTCGAACTCTTTTATTTCTGGCAAGTAGGCGTTCTCCTCGTCGAAGTGAACCTCCTCTAAGACCACGACCTTTTATTAGATCGATGGGATGGCCTGCTAGATCGAGTCCGGCTCGGAATCTATCAAAACCGTCGTCGCCTCTTTTTTTTCCAACTTTTACTAAAAGATTTGCTCGGTTATCTCTTCGAACGCCCCACTTCATGCCTTTAACTCCAAAGTGAGCCAAAACTTCATCAATCTCATCGTCCGAAAGACCGTTGTGCTCGAGATAGTCTCCTAGCTGATCGATTTCTAATTCATCCATCTTTCCTACTCATATGCGTCTTTGTGTGATTTGTATGCAATATATGCGTCCATTAATGCTGAGACGTTATCGATCTTTTCATCTTTTCGTTTCTTAAATAATTTTCTATTACCATTTGTGTCTTCCAGAGTAACTGCGTTACCCATTGCAAAACTCATAAGATCTTGATCAAATATCAACATTCTTTGTTCGCTGAGAATCTTTAATTCTCCGAGAGGGACCGATTCTGTCTTTGCGCCTTGAATAACTTTCTCAATACCATAGGGACCATTCTCTGATTCCCATCGAGCAACAAACTCTTTTGCGTTGTATGGGTCAAAGCCAAACGTTCTTACATCATACTCTGATCTTTGAATAAACTGATCTAAATCGTCATAGATTTCCATCATGTCTAAAACGGTTCCCTCAAGAACATGAAGACTATCTTCGGCAATAAAACTTTCGTACTTTGCTCGCATCGCCGCTGGCAGTTGCATCAGAGTAAGCGACGAAATATAACTTCTTGTTTTTACACCAAAACATCCATTTGAAAGCGGAAACAAAAATGTAAAAGCACAGAAGTCGTCGCCTTGCGATAAGTCTGCTCCAAGAGAACATGGCATTCCCCAAAACTCTCTTGCCCGATGTGGTATTGTTTCTTCGTAGGTGAAAAAGTAGGTGTACCCCTCCATTGGAATTCCAAACCGCTTCGCCAGAATATCATTTCTCGATGCTGGTGCTTTTTCGGCTCGCTCAACATCAAGATGATACACATCATATGTTACTGTTTGGCCGAGGTTAGGGTTGGCTTTCAACCATGTTTCAGGATTTGCAACTTCTTCAACATCATCTAATTTATAGTGCCAAATCGAAATATGCGGTGCTTGATAGTCGCCTCTCAAAATTGAAGCCAATTCCATTTTGATGGTATCTCCAGAACCGTTCCTCACAGTTCCTTCCGAACTAATCGCAAGAATTAAATAGTCATCAAGTTTTGATGCGCCTTGTTCAATGGCACCGACTACATCTTCTCGAATATCACCAGATAGCCATTCGTCGATAGTTGAGATTTTTGGTCGAAGACCCTGAAGTTTTGTAATAGACATCGGTCGAATCTCAAGAAGAGATCCAGTGAGCATGTTTTCAATGCCCTTTTTTGTAGAAGCTAGCTTTACTCTTTCTGCTCGAGAGCCAGTTGTGTTCTGAAGTGAACCTTCAGTAAGAAATTTAAAGAGCGGACCTCTTGACCGAGTAATGGCTGTTCGAAAAGGTGATACTACTTCGTCAGCTTGCTTCATTGTTGGAGCTGTTGTGATTTGATGAGTAGTTGAGGTATCGACGTTTAAAAAATAACTTTGTATGCACATCGCATACATCGACTTTGCAGCGCCTCTCGCTACGATCAAATATTGTTTTGTGGTCAGTCTTTTCTTGACCATCTTCTTAACGTAGCTGCCCCGACTACCTTCTTGTCCTGGCTGATAGACACTTCTTTCAACAAAGTAGTACCATCCAAAAATTTGTTCCGCCCAGACTTTAAAGGAGTCAAGAAGATGTAGATCACTACCATCTGTTAGCGTGAGTTCATTCTCACAATACTTTACGAAACCTTCTACTGCCATGTCATCATAATAAATATTAGGATTGGCGATAAGATCATCGATGCGATTCATCTCTAGAGAAATCTCTCTATTAACAGGAATTTCTCCAGAGAGAACCTTTTGTCGAAAATCAAAATAGTAACGAGGCGTGGCTATATTAGATAGTGTCATAGCCAGCTCCTTTTTATTTTCGTACTAAGTGAATGACGTAATTCCAGGATTGATAATTGTTGTTGCACTTCTGGCCGCGGTTCTAGCCGCTGTTTGAGTCATTTTTTTTCCTAGTGCTTTTCTTGCTTCTCTCATAAGAGATTCTTTAGCCAGAGTATTTACGGTTTCTCCAGTCATTTTAATTAAAGCCCGTTTGATTTTTGTTCTTCCTCGCGCTAAAGTTGGTCGGCGAAGTTCATTATACTTTTTTTTCCATCTCAAGTCTTTTAACCCGAGCAGCCAACTCCTGGTCGGTTAAAGTTCTTGCGGCATCGCCATACTTTGTTCGACCCTCATAAAGATCTTTTCTCACACCCCAACGCATTCCTTTGACGCCGAAGTGTTCGATATAGTCGTCGATGCTATCAAAGAAGTCAGACTGCATGAGTTCTGAGTCTTCAAATATGTAGTCGGTGATCATTCCGTCTTTATCAGTTACAAATCTAACTATCATCTCTTTTTGAGACATTTTGACCTCCAGCAAATTAGTCGGCTATGCTTACTTTAAGATAGTCTGTCATACCATATACGGAATCGCCATCCATACCAATTGAAACTTTGAATTTTCCTGACGGAGACTTTCCACCTTGATAACCAGACCAGGCCTCGCTAAGAACTTCATCAAAAGCATCTTCGAGATTTTTTCTATGAGCATCAAGGTATTGTTTACGGGCAGAACTACCGTCTTTGTCTTTACCTTTATACTTTGGATCGGCGTTGATTTTTTCAGCACCGCCTCGAGCTTTTTCAACAACCGCGTTTCGAACAGCTTTATTTCCAGCTAAATTCCACATTTGAACCGCGTACTTCTCATCTTTTCGACTTACTTTTTGTCCGGTTACGGCACTTATAGGTCCACCAGGTTTTGAGTTTCTCACACCCCAGCGCATGCCTTTAACGCCGAAGTGCTCTAGATAGTCCTGTGCTTCAGCTACTGTAACTTCATGTTTGACTTCATCCATTGCTTTCATTCTTTCTCGAACTAAGTTTTTCATGTACTGTTCGCCGCGACTTCCAACAGCAAGCCACTTGATTTGTGCAATCACGCCAGCAATTCGAAAGTCTTCATAGTGTCGTGCCACCCATGCCTCTCGAAGTTCAAGTGCGCTGATCTCCATATCAGAGTTAGCGGCTCCTCCACGTTGAGTAATCGGGTAAAGTTTACGAAACTGATCGTTACCTTTAATGTTTCCACCGAGTCTCCAAATAGATGGATACTTTGTTCTTATCATTTCAGCAAACTCTGGATCGAATCTTTGCCATTTACTCTGCCGAAATGACGTGATTCTCTCATCCTTTTTGTCTACGGCATCGTTGGTTCCGACCATGGCGTTGTCTCTTCTCGAAGTTGGTTTAAGCGCCACTCATACTCCGACACTAAGTCTTTCATAGCGGTTAAATGGTACGATGTTGAAGGTGGATCAAACAAAGATCGAACTTTAAGATACATGTAGGTCTTTATAAGGTTTACAATGGTCGAACTATTCTGAAGAAAGTCCTCCCATTTTGACGTTGCGTCTTCAATGGTGAAGCCAGCTGTTGGTCCAATGCCCAATTGATGAATGATCGAGAACACGGCATTAATGTGAGTGATAAGATCAGGATCAAAAGCCGTGTACTCAGAAGAGATGCCCAAATTTTTCTTCACACTAAGTAGAATACTACTTTCCATTTGGTGTCAACTTTCTTAAATCACGAAGTAATCAGAGAAACTTCAATGATAGACTGCTGTGTGAGAGGTCCAAGCTTCCCATCAACAACAAGATCTTTACCATCACTTGTCTTCTTAAAGAACTTCTGCCAATTCTTTACTGCATTTGTTGTTTTCGGACCATAGTAGCCGTCCAGCAGGAGACCCTGCCCAGCAATGTCATTGAGCTGACGCTGGAAGAACTTAACGTCGCTTCCGGTTGCGCCCTCAGAAAGGTTTCTAGAAGTGAACTGCACGATGTTTCCTTTTGTGTCTGGTTGGGTGGAGGGGATTGGAGGCTGAGCAGGCTGCTGTCTCGGAGTGAAGATCTTTATAGGGTAGTTACTCTGAAGATCTTTTCTACCCTCATTGACCCAAGTTTGCCACCCATCAAGCTCAATGGGTTGTGCGTGCCAGGGCTCAGATCCCTTGATTCCAGGTCCACCCACATTCATGTGCCAGCCATAGTCAATTGCTAGTTGAGTTCCTTGAATCGGAACCTCTTCCCACAGAGGAGAGCGATGCACATAGCCTGGGTTGACGACAACCATGTCCCACGCTACATAGCCAGTGAACGAAGGGAATTGCTGATCTTGATGGAACGACTTTCCTTCCGGAGCAAATCCAGGTTTGTTAGGTTGCGCTCCGGCGGGACGGTATCCGCCACCAATTCCGAATTTTCCACCCTGATGAAGAATAAAATTAAACCCTCGACGAGCCGCCTCAGGATGCATGTGCGGTTCAAAGGTATTTCTTAGGACATCGAATGTGACAAGTCGAGTCCCATAACCCATTGGATAAAGTACTTCAGTCATTGAAACCCTTTCTACCAAAGTTTTGTGTCACCATACGCCCTTGACAAATATGAATTCGGAAGTAGATTGCGATCTCCATAGTGAATCGCATTATGAGTTTTTTGTGAGGTTGTGATGAGATACTCTGGATTTAAAATCCATTCTTGAAAGTTGATAATATCATCCGCATCCATCGGATTAATGTGGTGAACAAGCAGGCCGCTTTCAATCTCAAAACCATCGATGCCTAAATCACAACCTCGGTCTCTTGCAATGACTTGGCGACGAGCGCTTTTCCACTCAGACGAACTATAAAATGCTTGATTAATATAACGATCGAAACCAAACGTTGCAATACCGACACCTCCGCCAAGACGCAAGTACTCATACCGATCTTCAAAGGTGGAGTATTGCATTAGCTCAGAATATGTTTTAAGACTCGTCATCGTCGTAAACCGTAGATTCTTGTCCTGCGTATGTACGCATGGCAGTAAGAGCTTCCTGGTAGAGCGCTTGGATTTCTTTCGCAGATTCCATGGCTTCTGCTTTAACTTTAAGAAGCTCGTTCTCTCTCGCCAATCGCTCTTGCTCTAATCGTTCTCTTGATGACCCGAGTTTTAAATAATGACTGATTACCTGGGCGGAGGCAGTTCCTTCAAGAATTTGACGCTCAGCTAGATTTATAGCGTGAGCAATCATTTGACTCTCTCTTCCTTCAGGAGTTAATGCTGGTTTAATTTTAGGTCGTTCGTCATTTCGACTATCTCTTTTTCTTGCCGCCATAAAAACTCCTTTCTGAAAGTTATGTTGTCCAAGCGCTGCCGTCCCATGATTTGACGACTGCGTTGACCCATGTTGTTCCGTTCCAAACCTTTATCGCTGTTGCTGTCAAATATCCACTCGAGGCCTTGACTTTCACGACTTTTGAAGCAGGCGCTGCGCCACCACTAGGAAATAAAAGAAGAAGACTC